TAATAAAAGAATTTCAATATCATTAAGAGACATGTATTGGTACTTAGAATCTTTGACTGCTCCACAAATATTGATGACAGAAGTATCTCTAAGTTCTGCTGTTTCTCTATTACTAGACTATATAGGATTTTCAAACTATACATTTAAAAGAGTTACAAATGAAAAAGAGGTTATAATTCCTTATTTCTTTGTTGCTCCAGACAGAAGCGTTGCCGAAGTGTTGCAAGACTTGGCTGTATCAACACAAACTGCCATGTTCTTTGATGAATATAACAATTTTGTTATGATGAGTAAAAACTATATAATGCCAACAAAAACTGAAAGACCAACGACATTTGAACTTAAAGGCACAAACGACTTGGTTCAGTCTGAAAGAATAAAAAATAAAACACAGGCAAATGCTAAACTTGCAAACATTATTTCTATTTCGGGGCAGTCAAATAGTGCATATAATGACGGGGTAATAAATTATACCCCAAGACATATTCAAAGGTCTATAGGATCCATAAGACAGGCAAGCCTTTTAGATGAAGAAAGATTTTATGTATACAAGCCAGCATTGCTGTGGGAAGTGTCTGGTACAGAAAATACAAAATCTTTAAATAACGAGATTGGGACTCAGTCTTCATATTTACTTACTGCAATTCCTCTAAACTCTAATTTATCGGCAGAGGTTCCAACTGTAAAAAATAATGTTGTTATTAATAATACGTTTAGTTTGGGAGAAGCAGTTTTTTGGATTGCTAGATATAATGGATACTTTTACTCACAGGGTGAAATTATAAAATATGATGCAATTCAGCATAATGTTACTGGGTTTGGAAATGTTTGGATTACTTCTATTGAAGAGTATCAAAATTATTTTTCAAAACTTCCGTTTAATGGAAAAATATATCCTACTGGCCTAGTAAGGATTTATTCAGAGCCAAAATACTTTGAGCAGGGTGGTATAGTAAAACTTCAAAATGGTCCAGTAGTCAAGCATGGTCGTGGCCAATTTGGAACAGAGGTGGTTGCACACTCTGCTGGAATTTCTGATTACTGGAAATCAGATGACAACGTCAAGGGATGCTATATGGCTTCTGAGTACTTGTTTGATAATAAAACTCCAATTCCTACAACTACTGCATCATCCGCTGGCAAAACAACCAATACAGGCGTTTCTGCAGATGCAATAAGCAGAACATCTTCTAGAACTGGACTTATAAAGAATTTTCTTTCCACAACTCTTGTTGGAGAAATTACAACACAAACACAACAGGTTCCTGGATCAATACAGTCTTCAGCATTTTCTTTAACTGGTCCAAACTTTACAACAAAAGAAAAACCCAGAGACTTTGTTTCATATGTACATAAATCTTTAGAAAATAAAAAATATAAACACTTTGGAACAAGAATGAGAATTGTTGGTAAAATAGAAAACAATCAAGATAGAGGACAAACATCAAACGGATCTTCTACATACTTTGTTGTTAATGGATCAACCCCAGATAAGAATATTAATATATCTGGAGGTTCTGCTGGCATATCAATAATGCTAAACCCAACAACTAATGTCGGTTACTATTTTGAAATAGCAGCGCTTGGTTTGGGCAACTTGTCAGATACAGAAAAGCAGGGGGTTAGCAATGTATTCTTTTACAAGGTTAAGTCTGATAATGGGGTTGCTGTACCTATTAAGTTGTGGGAAGGTTTGGGACAGATCACAGTTGATGATGGAAAATTCACGGGGCAGTCGAGAAGTTTTGCTGAAGAAAATCCAACGGTATATGATTTGGCAGTAGAGTATGAAGACATAGGAGCAACAAGAAGATTCTATTTATACCTAAACGGTGCAATGATTAAGACTGTGGACGATACAGATCCGCTTCCAACATACTCCAATATAGCGCTATTTACCAGAGGTTCCTCAAGAGCGATGTTTGAAAATGTATATGCTTTGTGTAATAACTATTCTCAGAATACATCATTTAGTTTGGGCGCTCCAGTAAACTCTGTTTTTGGCGACCAAGAGATAGATGTAAATGAGTCATTTAGAAAATATTCAATAAGTGGTTTAGTTCAAAATACATATCTAACTGGAATAAGTGCTTCGGAGCCACCAAAGTATGATATTTACTTTGAAGAATTTGGAAGCATAATGAGGGAAATGGCAGCATTTAATTTTAAATATGATAAGGCTTACCCAGCATTGAGTGCAAAAATATCACCAACCTTTAATAAAATAAAGGGCTATGCTGTTTCTGGATTCAGGGCTGGATCATACGGTGCAGAGTTTTTAATATTTAATACAACAGACGCTCCATTGTCTTTAGATGAAACTAGCGGAAACTATTTGAGAGTTCAAGGAATTACATTTACGCAGCAGTCTGATAACAACCTGACAGTTGATGAATATTTTAATAAGAATAGCCTTACATCAAACCCACAGTTTGTTGCTGATCAATTAATATCAAACCCTTATAAAATTAAACAAGACTATCAAGATATCAAACTCAGCAGAATGACATACGGCAAAAAAGATTTTGCGATAGACACAACCTATATACAGTCACAGGATGAAGCACACAGTTTAATGAAGTGGCTAGTTGAAAAAATTACTAAGCCAAGAAGATCTTTGGGCGTTCAAATTTTTTCAATCCCAACTATTCAGTTGGGCGATATTGTTAGTGTAGACTATAAGGAAAATAATATAAGTATGGCATCTGATCCAAACAACAGGTTCGTTGTGTATAATATTGAATTCTCCAGAAGTTCCGATGGGCCTTCTATGACTTTGTTTTTAAGTGAGGTTGTATAATGTCAAATCCAATAAAATCAGTAGACCCAATCTATCTTTCTGCGGTTGCAGCAATTCCAGAACCGTCTCAGTCAAAAGAAGATGACTCAGTAAAAATTGCAACGCCAGATTTAATTCTTGCAAATGATGAAATGATGTCAATAGAAATAATGACAGATCTAATCTTTGAAGATATAGGTGGATATGAACTTGCAACAATTTCAAGGCACGACTTGGTTAACGGCCAAAAAGTTATATATGCTCCAATTAAAAATCTTACAGATCTTTATCTTCAATATAATCCAAACAATGTTTTAAGGCTTCAGTCTTCTGATTCATACTTTAAGTCTTTGTCTTTGTCTATTCTTGATCATATCCCAATCTGTGGAACAGGGTACGATCTGGTTGGAACTGATCCTGACCTTACAAAACGAACCAAAGTGCCCAACTGTAAGTCTGTTTATATAGACCCTATAACTGGAGACCTAGTTATTAATGTCGTTAATGTTAAAGAAAATGAGCAGGTAGAAGTAGAGGTTTTAACTGCTGGAAATATTTTTGATGATACAATATACTATGGGAGTAGCCAATGATAACTAATACTGGAAAAAATCTTTTAGCAAAGTACCTTGTGGGTCAAACGCCATCATATGCATCTCATATTGCTGTTGGATGTGGTGTCAACCCAGTAGTTTCTGACCATCCATTTAGTACCCAAGAATTAAATGAATTAAAAAATAAACAGTCTTTGGCATTTGAAATGTTTAGATCTCCTATTATTTCTAGAGGCTTCGTAAATGAAAACGGGCTTTCTAAGGTTGTATTGACAGCAGAACTTCCAACAGAAGAAAGGTATGAGATTACAGAGGTTGGCATTTTTTCTGCAGGGTCAAACCCCGCTGCTGGTTCATTTGATAGTCGTGTAATTTATTCTTTTGCAGATACTGATAACTGGAAATATAATCCAGAAGGTTTATCCCCCGTTGATATCCCAGTAAAGTATGAGCCATTAGATGGAGAGTCTCAAAATGGAACAATAAATCAAGAGGAAAAAGTTTTTTCAACAAATGCAGATAATAGAATTTTTACACAAAATGACAGAGTAGAGCGAAACGAAAGATGTAGGTTCTTAAATAATATAATTGCAATGCGTGGAGATACATCCATAATATCAGTTGACGGCTCTGGTGTTATGCAAGCAGAAGGTGGATCAGATTATATCAGGTTGGATGAAACGTCTGTTGATTTTACAAAAAATAGTCCTACTGATGAGTTAAGACTTGCATTTTCTGTTGTTAGCAAAGTTGCCAATTCAATAACTATCCCAGACAACATAAAAATACTTTTAGAATTTTCTCACACTGGTCCAAACTCAAGTCAAGAATATGCAAGGTTTCAGGTAGATATTGATGATACTTCGTATTCTAATGGAACTGCTTTAGAAGAAAATGACTTTGCAACCAACAGATATATTGTTTCAACTAGTTCGTTTCAAGATTTAAAGAAGAGTGCTAATTTTAATTGGGCTGATGCTTCGACTGCCAAGATATATACATCAATTACTAAAGATGATGTGCCATCAGAATCTTTTTATATTTGTTTAGATGCTTTAAGAATTGAAAACACAACATCTACAAACTCGTTATATGGGCTAACTGGTTATTCTGTAATTAAAAGTGTACAGGCTAGGCCAATCATTAAGTCTGCAAACACAACCAATTATATAGAGTTTAGATTTGTTTTGGATGTTTGATCATGGCAAATACACCAGATAAAGGAATAAAAAATGTTATTATTAAGAAGGATGTTTTAGGTAAAGTAACGTCCAACAACTCTGTAGTATTAAGATTTCGCCTGGTATCTGAAGATAGAAACAGAAAGTCGGCATATTCTCAAATATATATTGCTGAGTCTGGAGAGGTTTACTTGGGCGTTGGAGATATAAACCTTGTTGGAAATACCATTATGGTTAACTGGTCTGCTGGAGAAATAATGACACAGACACTTTATGATGTGTTTATTGGTTTTGATTCTGCTACCCCAACATATAGGGAGTCAACTGGATCATCAAACTATTCATTTTTAAAAACTGGCACATCCTCTGTTCAGGTTATTGTTCAAGCATCCTCTATAAATCCTACAATAAACGAAAACTTAAAAATATACGATTCTGGAATAGTCAGTCTGGTATAATTATATAATGGCAATTTTACCGTTACCCGAAAGAGGGCAGCCACTAGATGTAACTTATCTCTACCAGATAGTTAAGGCTTTAAACGACCTGTCAACACAGGCATCTACGTCTATCTATAAGTATGTGACAGTTGATACGCCCAACGCAGGAAAGCAAAGCGTAAAAACATCAGAGGCAAGAATTATCGGTGGTTATGTTCAGGTAACATCTGGATCATCTCAAACCGCTGGATCTTCTCAGTCATTTTCCTACAGCCTTCCAAGTGAATTTAAATTTCCACCAATTGTTACTGCAACACCAATAAATATTGGAAATACAGATGCTGGAAAGGATGTTACTGTTACATTACTCAGCGTATCGACTTCAAAAATTGAAGGAACTGTTAAGTTCAATGTTGGTGGAGATACCACTGTTGGAATTAACCTATTGATAGTTGGAATCCCGAATTAATGATTTATTGTAAAAAATGTAAGGGCAGAATGTTTGTTGATAGATCCTTTTCACAAATAAATAACCTTGAGTTATATTGTATGTCTTGCGGATCAAGAACCTTCTTTCATCCGCCCAGCAATTCAAAGGAGGGCATGTGGTTGTTAAAAAGGGAAGTATTGAGAGCGAAGGCTACAATGTCCTCCCTGTAATCCCAGGGAATAAAAAGGTCTGGTTCTTAAATGGTGATCTTGTTAGAATACATCACCTCAACAAATCTAATGGGATAATGTCTGTTTATAATATTAATAAAGACAGAATTGAAAGTTGTTTAATTAGTGATTTTAAAAAAAATAGAGAACGAGCATATACCGTTGGAGAGACTGCTAGTTTAGTTAATCGTCATAAAAAATATATGCCGTCTTTAATGCGGAGGGGAATTATTCCATTTCCAAGGGGATCCCAAAAGGGTGGTGCTAGAGGTTTTAGAGTGAGATCATATTATTCTGAGTCGCAAGTAAGAGAGATTCGTGATATACTGGCTACATACCATATTGGTAGACCAAGAAAAGATAAGTTAATTACAAACGATATTACTCCCAGCAAGGCTGAGTTGACTAGACGAATGGGAGATGGTATACTTACATATACGAGAACTGAAGATGGACGGTTTGTTCCAATTTGGAATGAATCTATTTAGCGAAGGGTATGAAATGGAAAACGAATCAACAAAGGTATCTGTAACACTTGGATATACTTTAAATTTAGGCAACTTTCAGTCGCTTAGACTAGATCTTGGCGTAACGGACGCAAGGCGTGATGGAGAAAATGTAGATCAGGCTTTTGAGCGTGTGTATAAGTTTGTTGAAGATAAACTAACCGCAAAGATTTTGGAAGCACAGACTGAGGCTGAATCAAAGTAATGGCAGATCGCAAAGACCGAATGGCTTTGCTCAGTCGCTACAACAAACTTCATTTGCAGAGATACGAGCAAAAGGCCAACTTGAACCTAAATGTTGAGCAATGGGCTGCCGATGGACTGATTGAGTCATATGGAATTTCAGCATGTTATGATTTGTTAGATTTTTATTTTCAGGTATCTGCAAGTCCATCGTGGAATGTTTTTGCTTATAAGGCTCAGGATTTACTAGATAGAAAAAATGAAATACAAAAAGATATTAAAGATAGAGCAGAGCGCAGACAGAAAGCAAAGGAGTGGCTAAGTGAATAATACAGAGTCAAAACTAATTACGGCTGTATTACAAGATAAGCAGATTCATGTATTGCTACAGGCTAATGTCGAAAATCTTTTAAGAACTCACGGAGATATTTGGAATTTTATAAAACTGTATTTTGAGAATAACTCATCATTGCCTCCATCAGATTTGGTTAGAGAAAAGTTTAGGGATTTTGATCCAACCCCAGGGGTAGGCGCAACTAAGCATCATCTAGAAGAATTACAGGGAGAATACTTAAACGATAGTCTAAAAGATATTCTGAGATCTGCTGCAACACAGGTTCAGCATGGTGAAGGTGGCAAGGCTTTAGAAAGCCTTATTACTCAGACATCTGAATTAAAAAAGAATACTGCTGCTATTCGTGATATTGATGTGACAGACCTAGAGTCTGCAATTGCTTACTTTGAAAATGTAAAGAAGCAACAGGCCCTAGGACATGTTGGCATTAAGACTGGCTTGCCAGGATTTGACAACTATCTGCCTTCTGGAATCATGCCAGGGCAGTTGGGAGTCTTCTTGGCATACCCAGGTATCGGAAAGTCATGGTTGGCTCTCTATTTCGCTGTACAGGCCTGGAAACAGGGTCGTAGCCCACTTGTCATAAGTCTTGAAATGTCTGAAACCGAGGTTCGTAATCGTGTGTTTACCATCATGGGCGAGGGTCGATGGTCTCATAGAAAACTCAGCAACGGCGATGTAGAACTAGATATGCTTAAAGATTGGCATGCTAAGAACCTTCAGGGTAAGCCAGAGTTTCATATCATATCAAATGATCAGGGTGGAGAGATTAACCCTTCAGTTCTTCGTGGAAAAATTGACCAGTACAAGCCAGACTTTGTGATCGTTGACTACCTTCAGTTGATGGCTCCTAATCAGAAGTCAGATAATGAAACGGTACGAATGAAGAACCTTTCACGAGAACTTAAACTTATGGCTATTGGTGAAGAGGTTCCTATTATTGCTATATCTTCCGCCACCCCAGATGATGTTAGCGATTTGTCTACGGTCCCTACACTGGGCCAAACAGCATGGTCTAGACAGATTGCCTATGATGCTGACTGGGTATTGGCACTGGGTCGTGGAGCCAACAGTGACATTATTGAGTGTGCCTTTAGAAAGAACAGAAATGGTTTTATGGGAGACTTTCTAGTGCAGTGTGATTTTGATAAAGGCTATTATAGATATAAAGATTTTGAAGATAAGTAGGTATAATATGGTATGTCAAAAAATAAGGAAAACATCCCGCCAGATTTTTATCATCACAAGCCTCTTAGAAAGTTTTACATAGATGGCGTAATTCAGGATGAGGCCTTGTTGGGCAGATTAAAAATTGAATATATAAGGTTGTTAGTTTCAGAGATGAGGCTATGTGGGTATGTGCCAAGACTTGATCTTGACCCAGACTTCACAATAAGGTATAATGATATAAAAGACTTTTTTGAATTTGAATTATCTATACACGGAGTTTACGCAGGGAAAAGGAAAAGCGAATGGATAGCAGGAATAGATGGAACCAATCCAATTCCTATACAGCAGAACAGGTTAAGAGAGTCCTTACAGGATCAGGCATAAATGTTGAGTCTGAACTAGATGCTGATTTTATAATATTTTGTCCATTTCATAATAATCATAGGACCCCAGCAGGAGAGGTGCAGAAAAACAGCGGAATGTTTTTTTGTTTTTCTTGTCAAAAGTCTGCAGATCTGATAGAACTTGTAATGCATACCTCTGGCAGAACATATTTTGAGGCAGCAAGATTTATAAAAACAAAAGAAAAGTTGAGTAATCTGGTGGTAGACATTGATCGTACTC